CTGAAGGGGATCCGGAGCATGAAGTCGCTGTTGCGGCCGCCGGCGGCCCTCTTGCCGTCCCCGAGCACCAGGTTCGGGAAGGCGATCACGTAGCGCTTCGTGGCGGCGTTCCCGATCTTGAACGAGAGGCTGCCGCCAGCGTGGTCGAGGACCTTCTGATAGAGGGCGTTCGACGCGAAATAAGCCTCGATCGTGCCGACGACGTCGCAGACGCCGTAGCCGAACTCGTCGCTGTAGATCGACTCGACGTGCTCGCGGGTCCGCAGGTTGTTCGTGACGGTGAAGGCGATGCTTCGAATCTTGGCGCCGGGCAGGCCTCCGCCGAGGACCAGGTTCGAGAGGTTGGCCCCGGCGACGGAGATCGGCTCGGCGTTCGGGGCCGCGTAGGTCGCGCCGGCGACCGGTGCCGCGTCGAGGATTTCTCTCTGCGCCATGATGCTGACGCTGCCGACGATGGTCTTGCGCGCCGCGATCGTGAGCCCGAACTGCGAGACCTGGCCGCCGGGAAAGCGGCTGTAGTTCTCGACGCCGCCGACCGTCAGGGTCTCCTCGAAGGTCAGGCGCTTCTCGGTGCGGCCGTTCTTGAGGACGTTGCCGACCCAGTCGTTGAACAGGCCGCTGGCCATCAGCTCGTCGAACGAGCCATAGGAGAGCTCGAAGCCGTACTGCCCGGCGACGTCCTGGCCGAGCTGGATTTCGTCTCGGACGTTGCGGTCGGGCTGCTCCTCCTCCGCGACGCTCGTGATCTTCGTGGTCTGCAGGCCGCCGCCCGGGTTCACCCTGAGGATCTGGAAGGCGGGGTCGGCCGGCGTGACGCCGAATGCGGCCTCGGGCACGCACGCGACGCGGCGGTCGCTGCTCGTGGCGAACATGGAAGCTCCTAGCGATGTGTTGGGGTGGAGGGGGTCGGCCGCGCCGGCGGCCGCGCACTCAGCCGACGAAGTCGTGCTGGTAGGGGACGGCGATCGAGAAGCGGCAGAACGGGCCTGCCGTGTTGCGGTCGTCGATCGCCGGCGACGTCGGGCCGAAGGTCTGGACCCCGTCGAACTCCTTGCCGAGGAAGAGCCCGGCTAGGTCCTCGGCCCACTGGAGGCCGGTCATGATGCCCTCGTCTCGAGGCCGGTGGAGGACGAGCCGGAACGCGCCCTCCTCGCGCCAGACGTTGGCGCCCGGGTTGCCCTCCGTCATGAGGAGTGGCGGCTCGGCGACCGGATATTCGACCAGCAGGTGGGGCGTGCCCGGAGGGGCCTCGTTCTTGAGGTTCACGCCCACGATGGGGCAGCGATCCCACAGGGACTCGAGGCGCGCCTCGACGGCGGCCACGACTGCGACTCTCGCCATGTTTCGGGGGCCTCAGAGAGAGATGATGATGGCGGGCTGGCGCCGGAGCCAGTTGGCCCGGGCGTCGTCGCCCTTGGCGTGGCCCTTGCTCGATGCCGAGGTCCCGGTCGCCCACTCGTGGATCGGCCCGTCGATCGGGACGTGGTAGCCGAAGACGATGCGCGCGATGTTGCCGAAGCGCCGGCCTGCCATGGCCGCCACGGACTCGTAGACGCCGTCCGGAGCCTGATGTGACTGCGCCCGCGGCTTCTCGATCTTGCGGGCGTAGGGCTGCACGTTCAGGAAGACGTACTCGGTCGCCGCCGGCACGGGGGCGCGAGGGTCGACTTCGACGCCGTCCGCATAGAAGCGGTGGGACTCGGTGTAGCGGCCGGTGAGCCAGGGCGAGTGCCGAACCAGGGCCTCGCTGATCCAGACGAAGACGTCCTCGAGAAGATCGAACTCGAAGGCGATCGTGCCGTCCGGCCTGACGCTCTCGAGGGGCGCGCCTTGCACCCGATCGACGTAAGTCTCGTGCTCCGGGACGAAGCCGAGGGCCTGCTCGTTGACGGCCTGGGCCTCCTCGAGCTGCTCGAGGGCGAAAGCCGCCAGCTGCGCGCTCCGCGCGTCTGGCGAGAGGAGCTCGTCGAAGATCAGGGCGACGTCACGGTCGAAGGGCTCGACCTTGACGGAAATGCGCGACATCAGCCCCGGCCCGTCACCTCGTGGGCGACGAGGTCGCCGGCGAGCCGGTGCGTGTTGTCGTCTACGGCCTCGACGTTCAAAGGGCGGCCGCGGACGACGACGAGGTCGTTGCCGCGAACGCCGCCGGGCCAGTCAAGGGCCGCGACGTCGCTCGCCAGCAGGAGGATGGTGCTCTCCCCCATGTGAATGCCGCCGTCGAGCGGGACGGGCGTGTATCCGGTCACCCGGGCCCGCACGGGACCCTCGAGAGCGGGCCCGCCGGGCACGTTTCGGCGCAGGGTGACGGTCTCGCCGCCCTCGGCGAACACCCGGGCGACGTACGCGGCCGTCGGGACGGCCCTAAGCCCGAGCGAAAGGCATGTGGCGCGGCGATCGGGCTGTAAAGCGGCCCGAATCTCGTACTCGAGGTCCGCCACGAGGGCCCGATCGCCCTCGAGGAGCGTTCGGGCCCATGTGCTGTTGCGGATTGTGAGCTCGCCGGCGGCTAGATCGAAGGTGAGGTCCGCGAGACGCGCCTGGACGGGCTGTTTCGACCGGAATCCGGCCCACACAGGCCCGCCAAAGGCAGCGAAGGCGCCGAGTTCGGCGCCGGAAGCAGCCCGCCGGCGGAATTGCACCCTCCGATCGAGCGCGCCGGGGCCCATCAGCCGGCCAGCCGGTTCGAGTAGGGCCCGACGAGAGCCCACACGGTCGGGTTCTGGCCTCCCTCTCGTCCCTCGAAGAGGTCCGAGAGGGCAATCTTGATCGCGGCCTTGATCGGCGCCGGCACATGGTCCGACGTCGGCCCGAATCCGGCCTGGAAAGTGATCTTCCAGGCGCTCGGGACGTCGTCGGCCGCGGGCCAGCTCTTCCCGGCGGCCGGGATGATGGCCGCACGCCGGCGCGCGATCGGGCGCACGACGTAGTCGCCGGCCGGGACCTCGGTCCAAGCGCCATCCACGAGGCGCTCGAGCCGAGACACGGCCGGGTCGGGCCCGAGCCCGACCACGAAGCTGTCGTCCGGCTGCGGGCGGTCGGCATAAGCCTCCCACGCCTGCGTCAGGAGGGCTCGGTTGAGGAGCCCGTCGCGGCCGTCGAGAGACTCGACGGCAGCAACCAGCAGCCCCTCGACCAAGTCGTCCTGCTCGGTGTCGGTGGGCTCGAGCTTCAGGTGCTGCTTCGCTTCCGCGAGCGTCACCGGAAGCGGCGTCGCCGCCGTCAGCCGGACGTAGTGCACGGGTCGGCCCCCTTAGGCCGTGCCCTCGAACTCGCCCTGGTCGAGCTCGAGGACCACGGAGACCGGGGTCGGGGTGCCGTGGGCGCCCGAGAAGACCGCCGAGAGCGACAGGAAGCGACGCCCGCCGATGTAGCTGATCTTCTGGACGTCGGGGTCGGCGTGCGCGGCCTTGAGGCTGCGGACGATGCCGTCGACGATCGACGCCGGCGCGAGCCCGTCCACGAGGACGTGGTCCTCGGTGACGGCCTCGTGATCGGCGACGACGTCGGTCGACCCGTGCTTGAGCACGAACTCGATCCTGTTCGCGTTCGTGAAATTGATGCCGCCGGCGCCGATCGCGAGGATCAGGAGGGCGGCGCGCCAGCCGAGCATGTCGACCGCGGCCGAGGCCGTGGTGGCGCCGAGGGCGGCCGGGCCGAGGACCGGCACGACTTTCTTGGGGGTGGAAGCGTCCCGCTGCGGGGTCATGGGGGAGATCTCCGAGGCGCCCTAGCGGGGCGCCGGACACGAGGGCAGGAGGACGGGCGGCGCGCCGCAGGGGCGGCCGCCCATCCGAGGATCAGGGGAGGGCCGCGGGGGGCTTAGTTCGCCGCGAACTTCAGGAGCTTGAAGGACTCGAAATTCACCGCGCCGCCGCCGGTGCGGCGGGTCGTGTAGAACTTCACGAATCCCTTCTTGGTGAAGGGGTCGCGGAGCACGGTGATGCCGGCGCGGTCGACGATGGTGTAGGTCTCGCCGATGTCGCCGAAGCCGATGGAGAGGGAGTTCGCCGCGATCGCCGGCATGTCCTCGCCCTCGACGACCGGGAAGGTCATGAGGCTCGAGGGCTGGCCGGCCTGGGCGCCGGGCTGCCAGAGATAGTTGCCGTTCCCGTCCTTGATCTTTCGGACCTCGGCGACGGAGCGGCGCGCCATCAGGAAGGCGGCATTCTGGCGGTAGGCGGCCTTGAGCGAGTAGACGAGCTCGATCAGCTTGTCGAACGGGTTAGCGTCCGCAAAGGCGCCGTTCTTGCCGGTCGCGATGTACTCGAACGTGCCCCACGGGCGCGTGTCGTCCTTCACGGCCGAGACCGGGTAGGCGAGCAGGCCGCGCGGCTTGAGTTCGCCGTCGCCCTTGATGAAGGCGGCGTTTTCGACCCGGGCGAACCGCTTGGAGACCTTGCCGGCGTGCCACGCCTCCAGGTCGATCGTCGCGTCGTCGAGGACCTTCTGCGTGGCCACCGGCTGCGCGTACATCTCGTGCACGGGGATCGCCCACTTGCCGAGCTTCGCGGTGTCGGTGTCCTTGCGGTCGTCCTTCTCGCCGACCCACCCGGCGTCCGCCTCGTCGTTGTCGATCATGCCCTCGAAGGCGTCGGTGCCGATCGTGACGACGGTGGCGTACTGGCGGATGGGCGAGGTCTCGTAGACCTTCGCGATGATGCGGCCCGAGGTGTCCGGGGTGACGAGATAGCCGCCGTCCGGGTCGGAGCCGACCGAGAGCGTCTTGCGGTCGGTGACGGGCGTCGCCTCCCCCTTGCGGAGGTAGGTGTCGAGCGAGCCCTTGTAGGCCCGGAACTCGTCCACGCCCATGTCGGTCGCGCCGAGCATCTTCGCGAAAGCGGCCGCGGCCTTGATCTCGTCGGCGCCGGCGCCGCCGCCGGTCAGGAGGGCGGAGCGGTTCGCCTTCGCCTCGATGGCGTCGAGGCGCCCCTTCATGGCCGTCTCGGCGTCGCTGATGGCTTTGTTGAGCTTCTCGACCTCGTCCTTGGTCACGGCGTCGGCCGCGCCCTTCTCGAGCTGCTCGAGACGCTTGTCGTTCTTCTCGCGGAAGGCTTCGACGATCCGGAGGAACTCGTCGTGGGCGGCCTTCACCTCGGGGGAGACGGGGCCGGCCCCGCCGCCGCTGGCGTCCTTGCGCTCGATCGGCGACAAGGCGGTCGCGCCAGCCGTGAGCTGGCGCGTGGTTTCCATTCGCATGGGGGGATGTCCTGGTTAGGAGAGGAGGGCACGAGCCCTGGCGGTGACCGCGGCCAAGCCGAGGTCGGTCGACTCGCTCACCGCGGCGTCCCGCACGCTCTTGAGCGACTTGAAGCCAGACGAGATTATCGTCTTGGCCTGGGAGCGACTGAACCCGGCGTCCCGCACGAGCCAGTCCTCCAATTCACGTTCCGTGGGCAGGGTGTCGCCTTTGACGAGGCCCACGCGCGCACCCT